TAACAGAACCCAAACCAGGTTCCGATATCGGACGTGGTCACGTGGTCGCCGATGTTCCACGTGGAACGGATCCCGGATCCGCTAGGATTGGGGCTGTCGATGCGTCAGGGGCGATCGGTGACGTAGCCGGTGACATGCTCGCGGTCCGATAGCCTCCGGGTCCGGTAACTAGGGGGGCCATGGGGGTTATCGGTCGTTGCTTTTTGTAATATAAGGCTGTCAGATTTTTTCGGCAAAACTATCGCTGGCACAGCGACCCTGTTCACACAGGTCAGTAATCGTCATGATGCACGACCTTGGGATGGCATTGACATTCCCAACACAGTCCTCATCAGTATTGAGGCTCTTGGTTGAGGCGACAACGACGAAGTCATCGTTCTCAGTCAGGAGATACCCAGCCGTCAGCATACTGATCGGCTTCATCTCCAGTGCTTCATCCAGGCTCATCCACACATCATTGTCGGGATGACCCACCGTATCTTTCCAGTGGACAACGACAAGACGCATCAGTACTTGAGACCCTTCTCGATCATGAGATCCTTCATAGCACTCTTGTTCTTGTTCTTGCGGCGGCGGCGTCGTGCAGTAGTACTGCGACTCTTAGCCTTCCTTGAGGTAGAACCTGAGCGGCTAAGGCCACTCTGAATACCACCACCAAGACTTGCTCCACCACCAAATCCACCAATCTGTCTAGGCATACCTAACTCCTTCTAATATTAGTCTGTTAACTGTCTTTCCTTAGATCTTTATAGATCCTGAGGCCCCCCAAACCCCCCATTGAGGAGTTCGGGAGACCTCCATGATGACTTTCCTTGAGTCTTCATGAGTCCGTCGGCCCAGTCATGTTTCCATAACCTAATAGTCACCCATTCAGAACCACGTTGCTGATCGGGGTTTACGGCCCACGACATGCTCCATGAACTTCTCAAGGGACTTGTTCATGGCCTCATCCTTCCTCGCCGCCATCTGCTTGTCAGCATCCTGGGCCATTTGTTCTGTCCAGTAGTTCACTGCCATTGCCAGGACATCCAGGCGGTCATCATGGGCGAGGGCACCCTTGGACCTTGTGATCCTGCTCATCTGGTAGAAGAGCTGGTACTTCAGGGCCTTCTCAGGGGGCATATGGCGGGTGCTGTCGTAATCCTGCTCGATGACTTTCCTGTTGATCACCAGCTTGTGCTGGTTCATCACAGGTTCAAGCGTGTCAATAATCCGGCGTTCCTTCTGCGTGCTGTGTCTGACCTCCTCCATAGAGACCTTGTAAATCTTTGACAGCACAGGCTTTAGGAGAGCTGAGAACATACCGTCGCCAAAGTTGCTCTCAATAAGAACAGCGTTGACCTTCTCGGTCTTGGCGATCACAGCCAGCCGTTGCAGGGCCTTGTCCTCATATCCACCCTCGATACCGCCGGCGTCTGTGACGAACAGGTATCCATTCAGCATCTTGACCACGGCGTAGGCCGTTTCATCTGCACCCCGTCCTGAGGGGTCAATCGCCAGGACAGACCCAGTAAAGTCCTGCCAGCTATTGGCAACCTCGAAGGGGCTGTAGTAGCGATCCCCCGACATACCCACACAGGGCACGTCGTTGACAGCCCGGTCCTTGTCTGGAGCCCAGATAACCTTTTCCGGACCTTTGTCCCCACTGATGTTCATCACCAGCAGATCAGACAACCGCAAGGGATATCTGCCCTGATCACTCAGGGTGCTGTCCAGCATGAACTGGAGAGAGAACCCAGTACGGCCATAGGACGCCTCCCGCTCCAACAGATCAGCATCGCTGAACCTGATCGGATCAACAGGATCTCCTCTAAGGCCCCCAGAATCCTCTCTCATCGATTTGATGAGCGGAGCGAGGGTAGACCCCATTCGAGTCTCCTGTGGCTCAGAGGGGATTCTAGAGGGCCACACGCGGGTGGTGTATCCACGCTCATTCAGGTGGGTGTAGATACTCATCTCGGTCTGGGGGGTTCCCAGGTAGATGACCTCGCCATCAGGCTTCAGGACGGCATCGAACTCCTTGATGGACTCCAGCAGCTTGTCCCGCATCATCTGAGTGGCTGAATTATTCAACGATTCAACATCATCGGCAATGATGAGGTCGGCTCTGGATCCGGTGATCTGAGAGGTAATCCCTTTGCTCACCACGGAGGGAGCATGGGACGCTGGGGCTGGTCCGACATCAAAGGCGATCTTGGAATTACGCTGATCCTCTTGGGGACGAAGATGCTCCAAAATGGGCATATCGTGGATCAACCTGAGGGTAAATGTCGAGAAGTCGTCCGATCTTGCTTTGGAGGCAGAGACCACCAGGATGTTCTTGGAAGGGTCCAATAACAACTGGTGACAGACATATGCCGAGGTGATCCAGGACTTGCCGACCCCTCGGAAGGCTTGGATGACCCGACGCTTGGGACCATGCTGGACATAGTCGGCAATGTCATATTGAACCGGAGTAGGGTCGGGAAGACCCAAGTGTTTCCAGCACAGAAACAGGAAGTTCCTGAAGTCCCTAAGTTGTTCTGGGGTAGTCACTTATCTTTCTTTTTTACCTTGAGCCGTCGCCGGCCCGAAGCAGTGATGGGGTACTTGATGGGCTTGGAACCCTTCTTGCGTGCAATCACAGATCTTTTCTCCGATGGGGACATTCTCTTCGCGACAGCCTTGGGCCTGCATACAGGGTACTTTCTAGTGGACATCTCTTCACCGGAGCGTCCGCACTGCTTACCTGTTCTTAGGTCCACCCAGTCTTCCTTGAACCACTTGGTGAGGCCACCCTGGGGCTTTGCCATTACTTGCCCACCTTCTTCTGGGCTGCCTTGTGGGCCTGACCAAAGCTCTTGCCCTGGATCATCAGCCGGCGCATCAACGCCATGTGCTTTCTGGTGTGATGCTTGGAGTGACGCTTCATGGTTGCTTCTTGGCGATCAGTGAGCTTCTTCATCGGTAACCTCCACCTCTGGACTTGTAAGTTCTTACCAGCCAACCATTTGCGTAGGCTGAGGGATAGACATCAAACTTTCTCTTGGCCTCTGCCTTCACTCGGGCATACAGGGCCGGGTTAGTGGGCGTTGCACCCTTCTTCTTTGCCTTTAGCTTCTTCTTGCTCATTATCCAGCCTCCTTAGGCTCATCAGTGAACGGAAGCACCTTTGCCAGATTAGCCAAGGGGTCACTCTGTTCGATAGTTCCATCGATCCCGTTGTCCTTCAAGAACTGCCGGGCGACGTTCAGTTCAGCACTGCTAGCTTCGCCGGTCAAGATCCTTTGGGTCAGTTCGCCGGCCAAGAGTTCGTGCAGCTTATTCAGTTCATTATTCTTCATCGTCTGCTCTTAGCTCCTACGCATTTCCATCGCTTACGCGACAGGTTGTTGGGGGTGTTGGGATCGTTCTGCTTGGCCTTGGGGAGACGCTTCTTGATCCCCAGGGATCTTGCACAGTAGCTGTCACCCTTGGAGGTGCCGGGGCGTACACGACGACCACCGTCCTTAGCTCGGCCTGCCTGTCCATAGGACACCCTACGGGTTCTGCCCGTCTTGGGATCCTTGTAGACCCTTAGCTTGGCCTTTCCTCTTCGGGGCTTTGCCATGTCACAGTCCAATCTTTGTTGAAATAAAAGAAGCGATTGCACCAATTACGGCAGCCGCACCAAAGAGCCAAGACCTGCCCTGTTCCAGGTTTCTTAGTCTCACATCATGCCGTTGCAGTTCCTCATCATGAACCGCTTGGCGAGAGATGAGAGCATCCACCTTTCCTTCGAGACGGCCTAAGGCGACCAGGATTTGATTATCCGACTCCATCAGTCTGGGCTTCCTTGAATGCATCAAACGCTGCACGAACTTCAGGTGTCCAAGCCGCTTCGGCAACTGCAACCACTCGCGGATCCTCTTCAGACATATCAATGTCGGGAGTGAGGACATGACGATGGAAGGATCGTGAGATTTCCTCATCGCCTTCCTTGATGACAGTGGCGGTTCGTACTTGGACATTCCAAAGTCCT